CACACGCACGACGGCGCTACCCAGGGCGGCGATCTCTGGACGAAGGGCGCGGACCTGCCGTCGGCGGCGACGCTCGCCGTCGGCGTCGCCGGCCACTACTTCCACGTCACGGGCGTGACGACGATCACCGCCATCGCATCACGTCCAGCCGGTACGGAGCTGATTCTTGAGTTCGACGGCGCGCTGACGATCACGCACGGCGCGGCACTCATCCTGGCCAACGCGACGAACATCGTGACCGCCGCCAGCGATGTCATCCGCTTCACCAGCGAGGGCGGCGGGACATGGCGGCAGTCGAGCAGCGTGCAGACGGCCAGCAGCCCAAGCCCGCCGGGCCTGGGGCCGGTGGCGGGGCAGATTGACATCGGCGACGCGGCCAGCGACGGCGTGTCGGCCAGCGCATCGCACGCGGACCACCAACACCCCTTCCCTGCACCGGGCGCAGGCTATCCAGTCGATGTCGGCGCCAGTGAGGCAGACGGGACGGCGACGACGCCGGCGCGCAGCGACCACGCCCACGCGCACGGAGTCATCGCCAGCGGTGATCTGCATAGCGAGTACGTGCGTGAGGCCTCTGCCGAATGGGTGGATTTGACAGATGCTGGCCCGACGACGTTGCACACTCACGCGGGCGGCTCAGGCCACACGATAAAGGAGAATGGGACACCGCTGACGCAGCGCACGGGGCTGAACTTCGGAGACGGCATCGTGGCGACCGACGATGCCGCAGGCGATGAGACGGATGTGGGCATCGATTACGCGGGAACGGCGCAGATCGCGGATGTGGCTGCCGCCGAGGCGGCCGGTACATCGCCGACCGTACCCCGCGGCGACCATGTACACGCCCACCCTGCTCTTGCGAGCGGTGATTTACACCCAGAGTACCAGACGCCAGCCGAGCACACGGCTGTGGGCGACAGCGCGCCGCACCATGCCCAGGCCCACGGCTCTGCGCAGCACAGCGCGCAGTCTGATGCTGAGGCCGTCCACGACAACGTAGCGGGTGAGATCGCCGCTGTTACGGAGAAGGTAGCGCCGGTATCCGCCGACCTGCTGCTGCTCGAGGACTCGGCAGCGGCCAATGCCAAGAAGCGCGTCCAGATTGGGAACCTGGGCCTGCCGCATACGGCAGCCCAGCACCACGAAGGCGGAAGCCTCGAATTAGCTCTCCAAAGCCTGAATGGGTATCTACATTCTATTGATGCGCTGCCTACGGAATCAGTCGGGGTGGACGGTGTTCGGGTAGGGACGTTCAGCGGCACTCCTCGCGCTATCTTGGAACGGGGCGGCACGATCTGGGAAATAGACATACACCCCGCCAATGATGAATTACGAATCTTCAAACCGGGAGCTCTGAAACTTACACTCTTTGCGAATGGGGATTTGCAGCCCGCGAACAATATCATCATGGCGGCGGGGAAGACCGTTGATGGCGTAGACGTAAGCGCACACGCTGCTGCCGCTGATGGGCATCCCGACCATACCGATGCGGTGCACACCGGCAAGGTCGGCGAAGTCCCTTGGGGGCCATTGCGTATGGTCCTCAAAAAGGCGCTGCCAGCCGCAACCAACAATGCGACGCTTGACGACGATTGGGTCTACAAGAGTCCTTGGACGAATGAAGTTGTCCGAATCAACAACTGGTACATCCGCTTCGAGAGCAATCTGGCTGCCAACGCCACGTTCGAACTGCGAAAGAACGGCACAGCTATCACCGGCTCTAGCATCACCGTGAACTCTGGGAGCCGCGACGCCGCCATCGACGCCTTCACGGAGACAACACTTGCCGATGGCGACTCATTGGAGGTGTGGCAGACCGCAGGGAACGCGGAAGACATCGGCGGCTCCGCCTACATCTATGGAGATCAAGACGTGGTTGCGGCGGTGACGTACTAATGGCCATTCGGCTCGCCACGGCCGCCGACGCGTCGTGGGTGGCAGCACTCCTGGCGGCGGCTTACCCCGCGCCGCCTCGCGTGGAGGATATTCTTTCAGAACTAGCGACTCCCATGAGTGTCACCTTGGGCGATCCCGTCCAAAACATCGTCTGCCGGCTCGTACATCAGCTTGTGCCCGCCAGCCATGCCTACCCGTTCGCGGGCGCGGAAGCCACTCAGATAGTGTGGCTCCTGCCCGCACAAACTGGGCTTTTCACCGACGGCACCCACCCGCGCCTGCTCGCGTACGGATTGCAGGAGATGCTGACACGCTTTCCCGCCACTGGCCCGCGCCCCGTCTGGGCGCTGCTCGATGCTACCGCTCTCGCTCAGTATGGCGGCCTCTTCACTGGGCTGACGGCTGCCCTGCCTTCGGCAAGGAGGGTGAAGGTCACGAACGGGCGCGTCATCCACATGGCCAGGCTGTCTGACGCCGCCCAGCGGACGGCGGCACTGAGGACGTAGTTCATGGCGCTGCGCCTCCACGCTTTCGCCAGCTTTCTCAGTACCGATGTGGGTCAGTACGGTGGCGCTACAGGCGTCACCATCTCCGGCGGACGGCTGGCGGTCCCGATGGACGGCGCAGCGTACCACGACTTCGGGATGGACTATGTTGACCTGGCTATCCTAGCGGTGCACTGGGCCTGCGCTGAACAAAGGGCTGTGGATAGCTGGGGTGGTGCGGAGGGGGATGAAGTTCGGATATGGAGGAGTGGGGCTGGCGTGAGCGGGCACCCTACGCTGTGGGCGGTCGTCACGGGCAGCGGGTACCGTATCCGCCTGAAGAATGGGCCAACCACCGTTTTGGGGACCGGCACAACGGTCTTCTCGTTTGGTGACGCGAACCGTTACGGCCTGCGCGTACAAACGGACGGGACGCGCATCAAGGTCGAGTACGGCGGCTGGCTCGAACTTGACGTTGCCAGCGCCCTACAACTGAATGTGGATTACACTGGGGTGGGTTCGCAGAGCAACCTCGACGCTACGAAGTACATCCGCTCCGGCCCTGTGCACACCTGGTCAGGAGACAGCGAAAGCGACCGGCCTGCGATTGACGCCAGCTTCGTAGAGTACCTACCCAACAGCTCCACCGGCGTCCACCATGACCAGTGGGCCGACGTGAACCCTGGCGGCACAGCCAAGTGGGATACTGTCAACGACGCCACCTGGGACGACGAAACAACGTGGAACGAGACGACCACGATCAACGGAAGCTACTCGCAAAGCTACAAGCTGCCTGACACAGCAGTGCCCAGCAACTTTCGGGCCTTTGGTGAGTTCGCGCGGGCGCGGAAGACGGTTGACGCCAAGACAGCCACCTTCAACTGTTACATCTGCGACGGCACGAATGACCGGACGCCTGGCAACGTCATCTCCAGCGGTGTCTTCGCTGTGTTCCGCGCGGCGTGGAACCTTGCGCCCGACGGTGCGGCTTGGGCGCAGGCCGATGTTGACCTGCTAGAGCTGGTTGTGCGGGGTGTCTTCGGGACAGACTCTGTACGGATCCGCTGTACGGCGATACGCGGCGAGGCTGTTGGGGTAGCAGCCGGTGATGCGCTGAGCCCCGCGCCGGGCGCGGCGGCTGACCGGCGGCGGCTCCTGGCGCAGGTGATCTAATGGAGCCTGCCGATGCGCCGCCTTTTCGGTTGCCGGCACGAAGGGCGCTGGTACTGGCTCAGGGACAAGCGCGGGAACTACCGCATCTTCGTCCACCCGCGCTGCATCAAGTGTGGCGAGCGGCTGGGTAAAGCGGAGGAAACGTGATTGGAAGAGCCGATAGACACCCTGATCCGGCAGATGCATGGCGACCTCAAGGTTGTCGTTGTCAAAGTGGAGGAGCTAGCCGGGCACGTGGCCGCGCAGAATGGGCGGCTCTCCCTGGTCGAGGGGCAGCAACGCACACAGAACATCCACACGGCTCGGATCGAGGGCGCAGTATCCTTTGGGCGCTGGCTGCTGGCGGCGACGCTCTCGGTGATGACGGTCGGCGTCGGGATCGCGGGCCTGATTCTGGGCTACGTTCTTAGAGGAGGTTGAACATGAGTAACCCCAAAGGCAGACTGTTCGAGTTGATGGTCGCCGACCCCAGCCCCCCTGGGGGCGTCACGGGCACTGTGCGGCTGCTGGTGCGGCAGGACAACCACGAGCCCTACTTACGAGTCAAGGCAATGGCCAAGGTGGGCAAGTTCTACCAGCCCATCTACAAGGCCATCAGCGAGGCGATACGCATCCACGAGGAAGACTGGGCTGAACCGCGCTCGTTCTCAATCGACCTGACCTACTGCCCTTTGGGTGCTCAGAGCATCAGGGTCATCGTCGTCGGTGGGCGCGGCCAGCAGGCCACAGCGGACGTGCCGCCGCCAGCCGCAGAGGTTTTACAGGAGCCGCCGCTGTGGTGGCGGCTGCTGAACGCGCACAGGCTGGGAGGAGGCTAGGCCATGAACGCACTCCTATCGAGGAAGCTGATCGGCTCCGTCGCCGCCATGAGCCACGCCGTCGGGCTCGTGCTCGGGCTGGCCGCCATCCGGCCGGAGACGTTCAGCCAGAGTCCGGAGTTGGTCGGCGTCGCGCTGGCGGGCATCCTGGGGCTCGGCGGCTGGCAGGTGCTGAAGCAGGCGGCGGTCGACGTGGCCGCGAACGGAAGTGGGAACGGCGGGAACGGAGCCGGGGGCGGTGGAGGCAGATGAAAGCTAAGGAGCTGGCGAGAGGGCTCCGGGTGCTGGGCACACTCCAGCGGCTCATCGGCTTCTCGCGCAGCGAGGGGCTGCAACTGCTGGCGCTCGTCGTGGCGCGGCGTGCAGCGTGGGCCGAGGACGGCTGCCGGCTCTCGGACGCAGTGAAGGCGCTATGAGCGTTCTACCCGAGGCCGAGGCGGTCGCGGAAGCCGCCTGGGGCGCCAGGATGCCGCCAGACGCGGCCGCGGCGCTCTGGCTCGTGTGCTGGCCCTGGCTGCTGCCGCTGGGCTGGCTGCTCGCCTTCTGGGCGGGCGTCGCACACCAATGCGGAAGGAGAGAGACATGAAAGCTGCCGGTTTCTGGACCTGGTGGAACCAGTTCTCGCCCTTGCCCTTCGCGGCCTGCGTCGACCGCACCAAGAAGTGCGACGGCGTGATCGTGAAGGCCATCTACTGGCCGCAGTTCGACGCCTTCAAGGCGGCCGGCATCCCGGTTGCCGTTGAGCGCTACGTCTACCCGTCACAGCCGCTTCAGGAGGCGCGCTACCTGGCCGACGGCGTCCAGCGTGGCGCCCGCTTCGCCGTCGTGAACGCTGAGGTGGAGTGGGAGAGCCAGCCAGTCGCTCCGATGCGCCAACTCCTGGACGAACTCGTGCGCCTTGCGCCCGGCGTGGAGGTCTATGCCTCCGTCGATACGCGGGGCAACCGCACGAGCCTGCCGTACCAGCAGGAGCTGATCGGGCGCTGCACGGCGGTCATGCCGATGATCTACCCAGCCGCGTTCAGGCCGGCGCAGCCGCCCGGCTTCGTCGCCGCTGCTTTCCGCGACTGCCTCGACAGCGGCCAGGACTTCCAGGGCAAGTCCGTGCTGCCGACGATCCAGGCCTACGACCAGATCGGCGCCGAGGACGTGCTGGCGCAGTTCCAGGAGAGCGATCGGCGCGGCTTTCTCGGCTGCAATCTCTACACGGTCGGCCACGCAACGCTGGACGAGTGGGCAGTATTCGCCCGGCTCGTGTCGGAGGAGAAGGACGAGATGGGACTGCTCGAAGAGATCGCTACGCTCAAGGACCGGCACGTCTTCGCCGCGATGATCGCGGACCTGGCCGAGGCGAACGCACGCGGACAGCGATTGCCGAAGGCGACCATCGACCGGATCATGTACGTGCTGGCGTTGGCGAAGGCGCAGGGCTAGCCCTCCGGGAAGAGCACGTCCGTCGCCACAACGCGACCGCCCGCAATCGTGACGAGGCCTCTGCTGGTGAGCCGCGAACGGTACGTGCGGTACGTGCTCGTCTCCCGGTCGTACCCTGAGCGCTCGGCCATCTCGTCTTCGGTCAAGCCCTCAGACCCGGCCTCCACGACAGCCGCGAGCATTGCGTACGCGCCCTTGTCGAGTTTGGAGCGCCACAGCGCCATCGCAGATGCGTGATCGAGCGGCGCGTCGGGGATGGCGTTGCCAACGAGCGCCAGTCCGGCGTCGGTGATTGAGACGACGTCACCGATAATCGCAATAAGGCCCCGCGAAGTCAAACGTGATCGATACGTCCGATATGTGCTCTTCGTGTGGGCATAGCCGCAGAGAACGCCGAGCTGCACCTGCGTCCAGCTCAACGGATGGCGCGCAGCAAGCTCAAGCAGCATCGCCCTTGCACCGCCATCTAGCTCGCGGAGATCAGCCGGCATGGAGGCGGCGGCAGGAGCAGGCGGCGGTGTGGGGAGAAGCCGCGGACGGGTTGGACTGCTTGGACGCTCCCGCCCTTCGCCACCAAGCTGGCTAGGCTTCGGCTCAATCATATCACGTCCGTTCACCGCCTTCTGCAACCGATCGGCCAGGCCACCCAGCGTCCCGGCGGTGTCCTTGATCACGCGCTCCAGCTTATCGGTGTAGCCGGAAGCGGCGCGCAGCGAAGCCGTGTGCTCGCGGTCCCGCGCCGTGATCGCGGCGGTGACGCGCCGCTCGATCACGGACTCGTCGGGCGGGCCGCTGGCGGGCTGCGCCTTCTTCGCCAGGGTCAGGTCGCGCCGAAGGTTCGCGTTGTCGCGCTTCACGTCTTCCAGCGTCTTGCGCTCGTGCTCGGCCTCGGCCGGGAGATCAGCGAGCTTGGGCAGCAAGCCGCGCACCTTGGCGCTGGGCGGGGGCGGGGCGGACTTCAGCGCGCCGCGGGCGGGCGGGCGCGTCTCCGGCAGGTACGCCTTCACCTTCGTCACCACCTGGGTCAGTGCGGGTCCGAAGGCGTAGAACTCTCCCGATGTGAGCGTCTGGAGCTGGCGCCAGCCCTCCCGGCCGGCGAGGCCGAGCTGGTCGGCAGCCCGCTTCGCGTCCGCCTCCATCGACACGCCGATGAGCTTGTTGTGGCAGAGGTTCGCCGAATCTTTGTGCAACATGGCTGGGCGGAGCGTCGCCAGCACCGGGCAAAAGCCGCGCTTCCGTGCGCGCCCCATGAGATCATTGAGCGGCCCCATGCTCTCGGCGTTGCCGTGCTGCGGGCAGAAGATTTGCGATTCGTCCAGCACGATCAGGAGCGGGTGCCACAGCGAGCGGGGCACGTCCACCAGCGTCTCGGCGACGCGCCGGACGAACAGGACGCGCTCGGCCGGCTTCAGCTCGGAGATGTCCATGATGGCGGACGCGCCCAGCTCGAGCATCCTGCGGGTCAGCAGCGGCGCGATGCGCGGGTCCGCCGCCGCCTCGCCGCCCTCTTGGGCCACGAGCACGTAGTCGTACGTGGGCCGCATCGTGCCGAACTCACCTTCGGTGTCGATGATAAAGTGTTGGAGATGGCCGAAGGTCTGTTCGAGGATGAGCCGGAGCAAGAAGGACTTGCCGCCGCCCGAGCTGGCCGTCACGAGCAGCCGCGTCTCCAGCAGTACGTCCAGGTCGCAGTCCAGCCCTGGGCCGATCTGGAACTTCACGGCACCTCCAGCGGGAGCACGGCCTGGGCCATGCGCTTCGCTGCGATCTCGCAATACTTTTCCTCGATCTCGATACCGATGGCCTTGCGACCTAACTCCTTGGCGGCTCGGAGCGTCGTGCCGCTGCCCATGAAGGGGTCGAGGATCATTTCCTTCGGCAAGCTGCAATAGGCTATTGCCCGTCGTGGAAGTTTGATCGGCATTTGCGCTGGATGTGCCTTAGCCTTGCTTCCTTCGCGCAGAATCGCCTCTTTTGACGCCATGCACCCGCCACTTACAAACGGGATGTCATCCCAGATGTCCTTTATGCTCCCGGCTCTGTTCTTCCGTCCCCACGGCAATGCAGCCTGGCTATCTCGTTTCTCAATACCGAAGTTGAACGTATACTTGCGAATGTCCTTCACGTAATAGAGGATCGGTTGATATCCGATGCAAAAACGGTTCTTCACTGGCATTGAGGAGTTTAGCCAGATGATCTGATTGCGGAACCACAGGCGTTGGCCGAGCCATTTCATCATCTCGCCGGTCAACTCCTGGATCGTCATTAGGAACATGGCACCATCGAATTGCAGTACGTCTACACAAGCACTGATCCAGCCGCCGCACCAGTCAAGGTACTCATCCTCTTCTATCGGACGATCAAACTCCTTGCCCAGATTGAAGGGCGGATCGGCGAACACCAACGATGCTGCGCCTATTAGGCCCGGCAGGACCTCCCGACAATCGGCGTGGTAGATCGTGACCGCCTCGTCCTGGTAGTAGGGCTTCACGGCACCTCCAGCGGGAGCACGGCCTGGGCCATGCGCTTCGCTGCGATCTCGCAATACTTTTCCTCGATCTCGATACCGATGGCTTTCCGGCCCAAGTCCTTGGCCGCGCGCAGCGTCGTGCCGGAGCCCATGAAGGGATCGAGGATGAGGGAGTCGACAGCTGCGCCTGATTGCTCGATGCACCACCGCATGAGGCGCACTGGTTTCTGCATCGGGTGTTCGCGGAGGCCATTGTTCTCACCGCGCTTGTCGCAGGCGAGGCCCTTCCAAAGCATTGAGAAGATGCGCGCAGGGGCGTCCTTCGAATGCCATGCGAACTCCACATCGCAAAAGGTATCCCACGGCTCAAGATCGCCGAGCTTGTTCCATGCGAGCCATCGTCCGTGATCGGGAAGACGATGATAGAAGTGATCAGCACCCCAAAGGATGACGTTCGGAAACGCCAGCCAGGGATACGGATCAAACGCGACGTCGTCGCCAATGACCGGCGGGGAGCCACGTCGGTTAGCCGCCTTCGTCATGCCAATGGCTGCAGCGTCACCCCGAACGTGCCCACTATGCTGATAGCCAATCCCATACGGCGGGTCGGTTAGCACCAAATCCACCGGCCCCACCGTCGGCAGCACGTCGCGGCAATCCCCGTGGTAGATCGTGGCCGCCTCGTCCTGGTAGTAGGGCTTCACAGCGCCGCCTTCGTCTCGGCCCACGTCCCGAACACCCGCTCCGCGAGCGCGTGAAACACGTGCTCCCTGGGCCCGCAAACCCAGCAGACCATGTGAAGGCCCAGCGCCAGCCCGAACTCGGCGTGTCTCGCGCCGTGGCGGTGCTGCTGGCCATCTGTGAAGGCGATCAGCAGCTCGGCCCGCTCCAGGTCGTCCCAGTCCTCGGAGGCGAGCCGGATGGCGACGGTCTGGTCTGCGCCCAGCAGCTCCTCCTCGCTCGCCTGGTGGCGCTCGCCCTCGTGCCACCGGGAGGTCACGGTATGGCCTAGCGTCCGCAGCTCGGCGGCGTAGGCCGACAGCTCGGCGCGGCGGGAGAAGGCGGCGGCTAGGTAGAATCTCATCCCGTCGCTCTCCGCGTCGCATTGGCCAGTGTGCGTTCCCACGCCGCGAGCTTGGCCCGGTCTCGCGCCAGGCGTTTCTCCTCGGTCTTGGCCGCCGCGCTAGCCCAGCGGTGGCGGCGGTAGTAATCGCTCCGCCCTGGCGCCCAGCAGAGCGCCAAGATGCCCGTCTCCTCAAAGTCCTTGCGCCATGCGCCACAGCGGACGCAGTAATCGGGCTCACTCATTTCTCGACTAGCTCCTCGCCACCGGTGCGGGGCCTCCCCCACTGCGCCGAGGGGCGACGCAGCGGGGGAGGAGAGTTCCCCCTAGGCGGGGCGGTCCTCTTCCGCGAACGCACCGAGGTTCAGGGCCACGGCGTCGCCCGCAATGACCTCGAACGTCTCCGTGACGGTCGCGGCGCCAGCCGAGATGGTCACATCGGCCGAGCCGAGGTTGCCGCCCGCAACGTCGGTGACCACGAGATCGACGCCGCCGGCGCCGTTCGGCTCGATGGCCGCAGTGACCTGCGCCTCATCGCTCGACGTTGCCGTTGCGCCGCTCACATCAGCCGGAGCGGCGTCGATGTCCGTACCGGTGAGAGTGGCGCGCAGTTGCTTGCCCGAATGTAGTTGTGGCACTGGTCTGCTTCCTCCTTGACTTGGGGTGCCCCGTGGTTCCTCCACGAACGCACCTAGGTACAAATGGGTTGCTTCCTTGCGGACGACGTGCCCTTTGAGAAGCGTTAGGACTTCCGCTACGTCGCGCCTGAGTCCCTCCAGGGCTGCTCCCTGGCCAGGCGATCCGTACAATGGACGGGCGCGGATATACGCCGCGCCGAGCGTCACGAGGTCGGCCCTGCTGAGCTTCTTGTGCAGCGAGGCCCAATACGCCTGATAGATGTCGACCACGAACAGCCGGACCTCGTACGCTAACTTCTGCGGGCTGTCGCTCATGTGACTTAACTCCTTCCTCCGGCCTCGACGCTGCGCCAGTAGGCCGTGACCCGTTGCGCCGCATGCGTTGGCTTGTCGCGGCGATCCCACGTCGCCTCCGAGTGACGATCTGAGTCCGTCAACACCGCTCGCTTGCAGTCGTTGCACAGCGCCCAGCCAACCCAGACTGTCAGGTTGTCGTAGTAGTGGGTCAGTTCGCATCGGTCGCAGATGTCCTTGAGCCGCCTGGGCTCGGTTACCGCTGCGCCGCTATGCTCCCGTCGCTCTCCCCAGCGATCCCTGAGCATCGCCTCGGCGTAGGCGTTCGGACTCCTGGCTCCCTGCTCACGCGCCACTCGGTAGGCCTCCTCGACCTGCTCCGCGCCATAGTCGCGCGCCAGCTCCTGCGCGTTGCGCCGCGCGCGCGTAGACTGACTGACTGACTGATCAACCATGGGATCCGTCCGTCCGTCTACGGGTACGGGTACGGGTACGGGTACGGGGCTTGGATTTTGCTTGGCGGTTGCTGCGAGTTTGCTTGCCCGTTTGCTTGAAGTTTGCTTGGATGTTTGCTTGGATTTTGCTTGGCGGTTGCTGCGAGTTTGCTTCAGCGCGGGCATCAGCGGACGCTCGACCGCCTGCCTGGCCAGCGGCTTGTCGTTCTGCCCGCAAGTGCGCCCGGCCAGCCAACACTTGCGCACGCGATGGGTTGTAGTGAAGGTAGTCATGGACGGAGTAGCCGCCGGGAACCTTCTCCCACATGCCGACCGCTACGAGCTTGTCGATGACTAACTGCGCCGTGACATCCAGGCCGACACCGAAGGGATGATCCGCGTCGGTACCGCTGCTGAGGGCGATGGTGAAGGCTTGGCCATTGGCATCCACGCACTCCCAGTCGAGTAACGTGCGGGCTTTGGCGCGCGGCACGAACCCATCGGTGAGCTGGCGGTTACAGTAGCAGAGCGCCGCGACCTGCAAGGCCAGTGCCAGCGGACCAGCGGAGGCCACCTTCGTGTGTTCGCTGAACGAGTCGTCGATACGAACCCAGGTCATGCGCTACTCCTGGAACAGACCGAACTTGATCTTGGTCTCATGCTTGGCCTTTCGCGTAAAGCTGATCTCCTTCTCCTCCTGCTCGATCACGCTCACCGTGATCTTGTGCTGGCCGCAGCGATGCACGCCCGGCGGCAGCTCGCGGCTGGCCACCTTGTTCCGCGCCTTCTCGTCCGCCTTGTCGAACGCGACTCGGGCCTCTGTTTGCGCGTCCTGGGCCTCCAGGCGATTGTCCAGCGCGCGCTCCAGCGCAGCGTCGGCGATGACCGATTCTTGAAAGCCCATCTGCGGGTTGGAGTTGAGCTGCGTTGCCATCTATATCTCCTCCCATTGTGCGGTGATCAGCGCGCCCGGCGGCGCGCCGGCATCGGCGTAACGCTTCCGAAGGATGAGGTCGACAACTTGGGCGTCGTCGCGATAGAGCACGCGGGTCAGCGGATCGAGCAGACCGCGGGCGAGCTTGTCCAGGTCCGGTGGAACGCTGGGCAGCGGACGTCGCACGGACTTGCCACGCGACAGCAAGAACTTCACCTCGAGCTCTACCGGGATCTGTGCTGGCGCCGGCGGCAAGCTATTGAGCGCCGTCAGCGCCGCCCAGTGTACGCGGCTCTGCCAGCCCTTCGACGGGCTGCTCCGCTTCTCGGTCACGAAGGGTGCCCGGCGCGCCCGGCGGCCGCACGTGGGGCAAGGCGCGCCGTACTCGGGTGCGAACGGCACCAGCGAACCCTTGGGCACGGGCTCGCCGACAACGACGATCTCGATCGGCCCACTCATGCCGGAAACTCCTGATCTCCCAGGTCTCCGGGCAACGGAATGCCCGGCCTCGGCCCGCTGTTTTGCTTTCCAAAGTACGCCACCCCCGCCGCGCGACACTGCTCGCGGATGCTGCGCGCCCAGTCGAGGGACATGGGGCGGAAGCCCGGGCCGGACTCGCCACCGACGATCACCCAGTCGAGGCCCTGCTTGATACCGCGCTCGAAGCCAAGTCCATCGACGTGAGCCCGATTCAGAGCGTCAACTTCGGGCGGGAATCGATGCGCGTAGCCGTCATTCGGCAGCACGATGCGCGTCAGATCGATCGGGGCCAGCAGCGGCTCGCAGCTCACGAAGCGCACCGCTGCCGGCGTGTCCAGCAGCAGCGGGATGCGCTGGTCTGCGGTCGCCTGATCTTCGCAGGACAGACCGAGCCAGATGTTAGGGAGGGGCCACCGTGAATCGCGGTGTGGCAATGAAACCGCCTCCCGCATCCGCTCCGCGCGTTTCGTTAGGATTTGAAAGGTGTGGTGCCGAGCCCGCTCCATGACGACGAACACGCTCGCAATGAAATCTTGAGGCACCTCCTCGTGGAACAGGTCGCTCATGCTGTTGACGAAGATGCGCCTGGGCTTCCGCCAGTGGAGCGGCGCTTCGAGGCGGTCTGGATGGAGCACAACGTTCTCAGCGGCGTTCTGCGCCGTCCACGGCTTCTTTGACCAGCCGAAGCGAAGCGAGAGTGTCTCTGCATAACAATTCCGACAGCCCTCGGAGACGTGCGAGCAGCCCGTGACGGGATTCCACGACGCATCAGTCCAAGCGATGCTACTCTTCTCCGACATCAGGCGGGGACCAGCTCCTTCTCGCGCTCAGGTACGGGCTTCGGCGCGGGCTTCGGCGGCGCGGGCTTCACGTCGGGGCAGTTCGGCTCCGGCTCCTGGTTCGGCTTCTTCGTCCAGCAGGGCATGTTAGCGCCACCAGGCAATAGCGAACATCTCGCTACCGATCATGCCGACAAGGATCGGATCGACCTTCGGTGCTATCCGGCCTTCTCGTGGGTTGCCGTAGCGATCCGCATTACCGCCGTTGATGACGCGGAACTCCTCAAAGACCCCAGCATCCTTCGCCTCGGCAAAGGCGTCGAGAACATCAGGCGGCATGATTTGGTGGACGCGATCCATTCGGATCGCAGGCAGGCGTGGAAGAGGAACATATCCTGAGCGAAGCGCATCCCGCATACTGAGCGCTTGCGAGAGCGCCCTGGTCATCTTGGCTAACCTGATCTTCTTCTTGCGCGAACGGCTTTGCAATTCCCAGCGCCAATGAACCTGCTGATCGTGTCCCTCCTGCCCGCCTAGTCGCTGCGCCGCTTCGAGCGCTGCGTGCGCCTCCGCTATTTCCTCGGAGTTCTCCCATGTTTCGGCCTTCGCCAGTTTATGCTCAGCCTCTTCAACAGCCTCATCAGAAGCTCGTATCAACCGCTGCATGTACTCCTGGAAATTACCAGGCGGCGTGATGATTGCTCGTATCGGCGTCTCTTCACCGATGGTCAGTTCGTTTCCCATGTCAGCCTCCCAGCTCCTCGCAGAGTTCGCTCGCCCGCTCTTCGGGAATGGCGGCGTAGTTGATGCGCCCCTGGGGGCCGACGGCCTCCGGCACGCGCTGCGCTACCCATTCGCTGCGCTGCGCCTCGGCCCCGAAGGCCGCGCTCAGCGCGACGTTGAGCAGGAAGCGGCCCGACGGAGCGGCTCCAGGTGCCGATGATGCGCCGCCGGTGGCACCCGCTGGCGAGACCCTCGGCACCGCGACCGTGCCCTTCTCTGGCAGCGGCGTCCCCTGGGCCACCGTGCGGATAGGCGCGGGCTTGCTGGCTGGTGCGGCGGGTGCTGCTGGCACGTCAGCGGTCAGCGGCGGTTCGGTCTCTGCGACAACCTCGCCCTCGACCGGCGCGCGTTCCTCATGCGCAGCGGCCGCGATGGCAGCAGGACGCCGCACAGTCCGGCGCGTGTCCAAGTGCTGCATCTCCTCTTCGGCGTAGAGTCCGGAGAGTTCCTGTGGAAAGGCTCGCCGCAGCGCCAGCGCCTCGGCGCACTTGGCGATCATGAGATCGGGCATGGAGGCCCAGGTATCCGAGAGCTTGCCGTTGAAATACTGCGCGTAGGTCTTCCACCGCGCCACGCTCCACAGGGGCTCGGTGAAGTTCCGGCGGAGCACGCCCACTTTGGCCGCGAACGGCGGCTCATCCTCCGTCCAGACATCAAGCCACTCGCCATCGGGGCCGCACCAGAACGGCCCGACTTGGCCAGCGTAATCGCCGCTGCGCTGCGCGATCAGGCGCAGGCCGTCGATGCCCGTCTGGATCGTCATGCGGTTGCCGCGCTTGATGGCGTAGATTTGCTTGGCGAACGGGTTGAGCCCCGTGGCCTCGCACACCATGACGAACAGGCTGAACTCCTGGGTCGAGGCATCCTTGGCCAGGTGGCTGCGGAGCAGATCGAGTCCCTCCTGTGAGAACGCCAAGGCTTTGCCTATCCCGTCCTGCGTTGTGACCAGGGCCTTCGTGTCTGTCATTGGATGCTCACTCCTTCCCGCGTGGCGTACTCGCCTAGCGCCGCAAGCGGCGGGCCCGATGCGATCCGGGCGTTGCCGGTGCTGGCGATAACGAGGCGCTCCAGCACCGCACGGTACTCCGGCCCGCGCTTAGCGAGACGGTTGAGCCAGGGCTTGCGAATCTTGTAGGTGTGCGACACGTTCTGGCGGTACTCCTCGGCCAACCCATCGCGCTCGATCAGCGGCCAGAGTTCGCTGTCCACAACGCGGGCGTCGTAGGCGTACTCGCTGGGGTAGGCGACCACAATGTCGCCGATGCCCGGCAGGGTGAGTATTGCAGCGTCGGCCTTTCGCGCCCGCCGCAGGATCTCGGCGTCGGCATGGCGCCGGTGGGCCTGGTGGTACTGCTCACTATCGGCGTTCTCCTGGCGCATCCGCCAGAGGTCGATCAGCTCCCACTCGGCGACGTTCGGCAGTCGTTCCATGTCTAGCTCCTCTTCGCTGTGCGGCGCGCGTCATGGCGGGCCTGAAGCAGCCCGAGCGCGGAGCAGCCGCGCCCTTCGATATAGCGCTCGATGTGATGCAGCTCGATGTGATGCAGCTCGGTGTGATGCAGAGCACAGCGGACACACCAGACGACGTTGGCGAACTGGCCGGCGCACACCGGGCAGGCGGGCACCATCCGCCCGTCGAGGCGGCGGCGGACGAGCCCGCCGTCAGTCCCCGGCGGCATGACTCGCCTTCTCTTCGCGGCGCTGCTCTCGGCATGAGCGGCAGCGCTTGGGCTGCGACAAGCCGTGTTCGCGGTAAAACTCCTGCTCGCCCTCCGTCCAGTAGAACTCTTCGCCGCAGTCGATGCACTGAAACTGCTTATCGTCCAATGTCTGCTCTCCTCACCAGCCGTCGCTATCGCAGCTTCGGCGTCCCGCAATGGTTGTCTCGCACAGCGGAGCTGCCGCACTTCGGGCACGTCGTCGGCGAAGGATACGGGGCGCCCTGCCAGCCACAGGCAGGGCACTCCATTGCGTAGAGACCGCCTTCCGGGTGTCGCCACCCGCGGTCTGAGAAGACCATCCCCCGGTCGCAGTAGCAGCAATCGACGGTGGCGCTCGCGGGCCGCATCAGGCGTCGCCTTTCCGAGGCCGATAGACGAACAGCTTCTCGCCGGTCCTCAGCGTAAAGCGCAGTCCGAGCGCTTTGGCCCGCTTGTTGGAGTTGAGCGTGCGCAAGATGCGCCGCACGGCGCGGCCATTGCGAAGACTGTCCGAGACCGGCAGCGCCTTGCCGGGCGGGATGGTCTTCCACAGGGGCCACGGCCAGGCGGTCATCAGGTGACTCGCCGGCGGCAGTTCATCGAGGTCGAGGTAGCGCTGTCGCATTGGTGGACCTATCGCCTTCGCGGTGAATCGGACAGCACAAGCAGGACGACGAATACCGTCGCCAGCGCGCAGACGGCGACGATGGCGAGCGTGATAGCCTGCGGCCAGGATGCGATCCACTGTTCGAGCGGGTTGAGGCGCGGGTAGGTCTCTTCGAGGAGAAGCAACGGCAGCAGCCCGAAGGCCTGCATGGCCTTCCCCAGCCGGTGAGTGCTCTCCGGGCTGCTGCCGTGCTGGCGGGGCGGAAGTCGGCCGGCCGGAGGCTGTGTGCTCAGAGAAGACCCGCAGGGATATTCCTCCGGCTGGCCGCCTGGACCGTGAGAGTCACTTCCGGCCCAAGGCCGGGCGCACCGATTGGCCAGATCCAAAACGTCCTGGTGGCGGGGTGGGATTGGCGTCTGGGCCGGTGCGCCCGGCGCTGAACCGGAGGCGAGCGTTCTCCTGGCGATGTAGTCGGTGGCGCCCTGCTCTTCGAAGAAGAAGCGCACGGCGCGCCAGCCGTAGTAGCCGTGTTCCCAGAGTGTGTAGGACTGGCTGCGGCCGCACTGATGCTGGACGATGCGCCAGTTGGCGTCCTCGTAGACGATGAGGCAACCGTTCATTGTGACCTGCCTCTCGGGCGCGGCCGCTTCGGCCATCTGTTCCAGCGCCGCCAGTCGCCGTAAGAAGCGCCGAAGCAGAAGCCGGCGAACAGGGCTAGCGCGATGAGGACCAGCGTGTAGGCATCCATCACAGTACTGCGTATTGGTCGATCTTCATGGCATCTCCGCTCCCAGCCAGCGGCCTGACCCCAGCCCGCCATCCTTGTCCTCGTCGGCTGCGTCGGGAGAGCCGCGCGATTGGGCGAATGCCATCATGTCCGGCTCGGCCTTGCGGATGAGGACGCCGAGGTCGGGCACGTCGGCGAGGGCGGCGAGGAGGCGGTCTGCGATGAGTTTTGCTCTCGGCAAGATCCAGTCCCAGCGCGGGGCGCCGCTCTTTCGCACGGTTCGGAGCGTCCAACGTCGCGCCGCCGTCTCGGCGCAGAAGCGGTAGAGGTCGCGCTGGTACTCGTCCTCGCGGTCACTCACGCCCCCACCTCCACGGCGAGCGCCAGATGCTGCTGGCCGTACTTGCGCCGGCGCAGGCCGAGCCGAAGCGCGTGGCGGACGTTCTGGCTGTGCGTAACGAACTCTAGATTGGAGGCGGCGTTGTTCTTGCGGTCGCCGTCTCGGTGGTTGGCCTCTTTGCCTTTCGGGCAGGGGCCGAGGAACGCTTCGGCGACGAGGACGTGGAGATAGCGATCTCCGCCCGGCAGGTGGAGCGCGGCGTACCGGCGCCTGCTGTTCCAGCGCGGGGTAAGCAGGCGGGCTGGGGCCGGCCGCTCTCGGCGGATGCGGCCTAGGTTAGAGACGCTGTACAGGCCATCGTAGCCGGCAACGGGCCGCCATTCCTCCCCAGCCATTGGCTCTACCGGCTCGAACGGCGTGGGGCTTCCGTTCACCAGCCAGCGGTTATAGTGCGCCCGGCAGTAGCCGCGGATCCGCCGCCCGCCCGCCCCGCAGCCATCGACAGAACAGAAAGAGACCGAGGAAGGGGGGCTTTCCTGGCCATTGTGCGAGGAGGCGCGCTTGCTTGTGGCGGTGGCGCGTCCCTGCGCTGTGGGGGCGTCCGTGCTCTGCATAGAGTCGATTATTGCATGATGTACAACAATTGTCAAGGGGTTGCGGCTGGATTTTTGCAGATTCTACTTGACAACCATGCGCGGTAGGCCTAGAATCGTAAGCAGCATGACAGAGCTCGCCCGGCTTATCGACAAGCACCTCAACGGGACCTCGATCGCTGAGGCGGCCCAGCAGTGCGGGCTGACGTACTGGAACCTGTACGACATTTTGAACAACCGCCTGAAGACGCCACCCCGACCAGAACACCTTCAGAAGATCGCGGATGGCCTCGGCATCTCCTATCGGAAGCTGGCGCTCGCCGCCTACACCCCGCAAGAGGTAACTGCTTAGACGGACATCGGCTCTCGCGAGCCCTGGCGGGATGCCTTCCGGCTTTATCTCATCAGCCAAGGACTGGCGCCGAGCACCGTTCGCGGCTACGTGCTGGACGCGGCCCTCTTTCGCCGCACCTGCGACGGTGCTGTCAGCGACGAGGGTACCGTCGCCCTCTGGCTCCACAGCCGGGATTGGGCGCCGAGCTCCATGATCCGCCGGCTGGCGGCGGTCAAGTGGTACTGCCGCTGGCTGGGCTGTCCGGCGCCGGCAGTGCGCATCCGCGATCCCGCGCTGCCGCCGAAGCAGCCATTCTCCGTCGACGAGCTGCGCCGCATCCTCGCCGCCTGCCGCCGGCCGCAGGACCGCGCGATGGTGCTCCTAGTCCTGGACACCGGTCTGCGGCGCTCGGAGCTGACGGGGCTCAGGCGGCAGGACCTAGACCTCGGCAACGGCGTGGCGCGCATCCGGGGCAAGGGAGGAAAGCAGCGCGTGGTGGCCCTCGGCCAGCGGTCGCTTGCGGCGCTCGGCCTCTGCCTGGACGGCCGCGGCTATCCCTGGCGGTCGCAGCGCACAGGCGGGCCCATGACGGCCGACGGCTTCTATCGCCTCTGCCGCCGGCTTTCGCAGCGGACGGGCATCCATGTCTTCCCCCACCGGTTCCGCACGACCTGGGCCTGCCTCTTCCTGGAGGCGACGGGCGACGTCGGCAGCGCGCAGGTGCTGATGGGCCACGCCAAGGTGGAGACGACGCTGCGCTACGCCGGGTGGATCCAGCAGCGCCGGGCGCTGGAACAGATGCGCCGGCACTCGCTCAGTGATAGAATCGCAGGGCTGGGAAAGGAGCTTCCGTGATGGCGACGAAAGTCAAGGTCTATCGCACACGTGGGGCGTTCGAGCGCGACGCCGAGCGGATGGCGAAGCAGGGTTGGTCAGTGATCAGCGCGAGCGACAAGCAGCAGAGCGCTGGTTGCCTGCGTCTCCTGATGATCGGCCCCCTCGCCCTCTTCGTGAAGCCGAAGTCGAAGGTCATGGTCACGTACCAGCGGTAGGCTTGACCTACATCGAGCGGCCGTGCTATGTTCCGTGGCGAGAGTCGCGCGGAGTCACCTTGGCGCGCATCCGTATCGTTGACCTCGAAGGCGAAGGCGCTGAGCTGCAAGAGATCCTGCGCCAGCTCGCCGGACTCGGCACGATCAGTTCCGACGAAGCGTCGCTCGCTCTTCCCGCGCCGGGCGGCGCGGCACCCGATCCCGTCGCGGAGTCCGAGCCAGACCGCCCAAAAGCGGAGCGCCGGAGCCCGGTGGCATCGGCGCGCAAGTGCCCCGACTGCAAGGCCGGCTTCACCAGCCTGAAGCACCGCGAGCACAAGGCGCGGATGATGGCGGAACAGCAGCCGAGCTGAGCTTCTTCATCCCCCGCTCCGACCGCCGTTCGTTCGTTGGCGCTGGCCAGTCCTGTCCGCGCTGCGGCGGGAGCATGTTCTCCGAGAGTCAGCAGGACTCCGGCGCCGCGCCGGACCTGGCCTGCGCGATGTGCGGGTATCGCTCGTACGCGGTTGCTCCGCTCCCCTACTCCGAAGAGGTCGACGGCCACGCACGCCAGCGAAGACGCCGGCCCAGCCGGGGAGGCGTTGCCCTCTGATGAGTCGCCACGGCGCGCCATCTCGGCCCTGCTCGCAACCACGCTGCCCGCGCACGGTCTCAGGGCGGGCGAGCAGATGCCCCGAGCACGACCTGAAGCGGCGGTACTATGAGCTGCATCCTCGCGGTTCATCGACGCAGCAGGGTTATGGCGCGCGGTGGCGCCGCGCACGATCGCAATTCCTGGCAGCGAATCCGTTCTGCGTCGACTGCAACGAGCGGGTAAGCGTAGTCGACCATGTCCGACCCCACCGGGGCGATCCGCTTCTCTTCTGGGACATTTCGAATTGGGCTGCGCTCTGCAAGCGCTGCCATGATCGCAAGACAGCGCGCGAGGGTCGTTGGGGTGGGGCGGATCAAAAACTTCGGAACGCTCAGCTCAGGGAGCGGCGCGCACTGTGACGCGGTTGTGTACGGGTTTTCGGCAATCGTGTTAGGAGTAGTCCGTGTCTGATGCGAAATGGCGTTCCCGCATCGTAGGGCAGGGCCAGGAAGCGCCCGACCAGCTCCTAGCCAACCCGCGCAACTGGCGTATGCACCCGAAGACACAACTGGACGCCCTCGCGGGCGTCCTCTCAGAAGTCGGCTGGGTGCAGAATATCATCGTCAACCAGCGGACCGGGTACGTCATCGACGGTCATGCCAGGATCGCGCTCGCCATCTCTCGCGGCGAGCCTTCCGTCCCGGTCGTGTATGTTGATCTGGACGAGAACGAAGAGGGCATCATCCTCGCCGCGCTCGACCCGCTGGCGGGCATGGCGGTAACAGATGAGGCGAAGCTCGCGGAATTGCTGGCTGACATTACGGTGACGGACGAGGTGCTAGAGCAGTTCTTCGCCAGCATAACAATGCCTAACTTTCAGCCAGTCGGCGTGGAGGAACAACCTCGGCTAGACCAGAAGACGCCGATACAATGTCCGGAGTGCGGCCATGAGTTCACGGCCTGATCTCCGGCTCGATTGGTGTTCGTACGAAGCGGCGAAGTACGCCGTTGAGCACTGGCACTACAGCCATACGATGCCTATCGGGAAGCTTGTAAAGTTTGGTGTATGGGAAGGTGGGCGATATATCGGAGCGGTGATTTATTCGACGGGAGCGAGTGCTCAGATGCACAAGGCGTTTAGGATCGGGCGCTTCGAGGTCTGTGAATTAGTCCGCGTCGCCCTGGATCGGCACGTTGCGGCGGTGTCTCGTATTGTTGCTATTTCGATTCGTCTGCTACGGCAGCACTCATCGGGACTTAGGCTTATTATCTCCTTCGCTGACCCCGATCAGCAGCACGTCGGGACGATCTATCAGGCCGCAGGCTGGGAATATGTCGGCACCTCTACGCCTGGGCTGTGGTACGAAATAAACGGACGTCGAACGCACAACCGCAATCTACAAGGGCCGACTGGCTTCGGCAAGTCTATGCCGGAGGGACAAAAAGCTTACAGCGCCGCGCTCCGCCGTGGGTTAGCTGACGGTTCAATTGTCCGAATCGTGACAGCGGCGAAACACAAATACATCTATCCGCTCGACTCTGAGATACGTGCCCGCCTCGCGCCGCTCGCCAAGCCATACCCAAAACGTGCGCCGGAAGCATCCAGCGATGCGCCTGCTATCCATGCAGGAGAGGGCGGGGCAGCACCGACCCCGGCGCTCCAAATATATCATGGGTGAGCGCGGCCCTCTGCCAATCCCATACGCTAGGCGGCGCAACCGTCGCCCCAACCGCGGCAAGCGCATCGGCGTTTCGCGCCCCGAGATGCCTGATAACCTGCCTGCCGAATCAGTCGCCGAGTGGGACCGCATCGTCCCTGAGATCGAAGCGATGGGCCTCCTTGCCGTCGTTGACCGCGCTGTGCTTATACGCTACTGCCGAGCGTGGTCGGACTGGTGCGAGATCGACGAGAAGCTGCGAGCGACGGGGCTACTGGTCAAAGGCCGGCTCGATGGGCTGGTTCGCAATCCCCTGTTCCTGATGCGTAGCGAAGTCGAGGCGACGCTGAGCGACTTAGGAAAGCAGCTTGGGCTCACGCCGTCCGCTCGTCTACGGCAGGGCGTTGAGCACGAGAGCCAGGAGGTTGGCGACAGTAGCGCGCCAGCGGCCATCGACGACTATCGCGCTCGGCTGCGAGGGAGGAAGGCGCGATGACCGATGAACTCCTCACCCTACTCCGACGCTTCGCGCAAGGTGCTCCCGATGGCGATGGCCTCTGCACATATTGCGGCGGCGACGTCGGAGGACAGTTCGAGGGAGATCGGTACGTAGATGCGGTCCCGGGCCTGCCCCACCAGGAGGATTGTCCGGTCCCCAGACTCCGATCGATGTTGCCGAAGTTGGAGTCTGCCCTGGAGGCGCTGAAGCGCATAGCCCAAATGGCGGCAGTGCAGACATCAGATGAACGCGATCCAGGGACGGCGGCGCTCAACGATATGGCGTCAATCTATGTCATCGCGCAGGAGGCGCTGGCCCCGAAGTGACCACCACCACCGTGCCCCGCACCCGCCAGTCTCGCGTCGCGCGGCCCATCTCGATCGGCCCGACGTGGAAGCGCAACCGTGCGGGCTTCGTTCTGCCCAAGCACACGCTGGGCTGGCAGATTCTCGGCTGGACGGCGGACTACCTCTTGCAGCCGGACGGCCCGGATGCCGGGCGCCCCTGGAAGTTCACGGACGAGCAAGCCCGCTTCCTGCTCTGGTGGTACGCGGTCGACGCGGAGGGCCGGTTCGTCTGGCGGTACGGGATGTTCCGGCGGATGAAGGGTCACGGGAAGGATCCGCTCGGCGCGGCGCTCTGCTGCATCGAGGCCGTAGGGCCGTGTCGCTTCGCACGCTGGGAGCGCGGCCTGCCCGTCGCTGAGGCACACACCGCTGCCTGGGTACAGACGGCCGCCGTCTCGCGCGACCAGACGCGGAACACCATGACGCTCTTTCCGGGGATGCTCAGCCCGCGCGCCATTGAGGAGTTCAGCATCGACCTGGGCAAGGAGATCATCTACGCCGAATCCGGCCGCAAGCGCATCGAGGCAGTCACCAGCTCGCCGCGGGCATTGGAGGGTGGGCGGGCGACGTTTATCCTCAAGAACGAGACGATGCACTGGCTCGGGCCGAACGAAGGGCACGAGATGGCGAAGGTGATTGCGCGGAACGCGGCGAAGTCACGGGATGGCTCCTCGCGTGTGCTGGCGATCTCGAATGCGCACGCGCCCGGCGAGAACTCGGATGCCGAGCATGACTACGAAGCCTGGAGGAAAGTCGCGCAGGGGCTTGTGCCGGTGAGCGCAGCGGGCATCCTCTACGACTCCCTGGAAGCGCCGGAGACCGACCTCGAAGACGACGCTGCCGTGACGCGCGGGATCATCGCCGCGCGGGGTGACTCGGCCTGGGTATCGCCGGAGCGGCTGCTCGGGGAGATCCGGGACCCCCGCACGACGGCGGCGATGGCACGGCGCTTCTACCTCAACCAGATCATCGCGGAGGAGGACAAGCCGTTCGACGCCGACAAGTTCGCCGCGCTGACCAAGGCCGGCTACACCGTGCCGCCGGGCGCGCTGATCACGCTCGGCTTCGATGGCTCACTCTCGCGCGACCACACGGCGCTGATCGGGACAGAGGTGGCAACGGGCTACCAGTGGGTAGCCGGCTATTGGGAGCCTGTGCCGGACGCTGCGACGGGCGAGCTCTGGATCCCGACGACCGAGGTAGACCAGATCGTTGAAGAAGCGTTCGCGCACTGGCAGGTCTGGCGGATGTACGCCGACCCATACAAGTGGGGTACGCATCTCTCGAAGTGGGCGGGCCAGTTCGGCGGCGAGCGCGTCATCTCCTGGTCGACGACGCAGTACCGGAAGATGGCGCACGCGATCGCGCAGTACCGCACGGCGATTGAGGCGGGAGACCTTTCCCATGATGGCGACCCGCGCTTCGTCGCGGCGATCGCCAATGCCGTGAAGCACATGCTCAGCCTCCGGGACGATGATGACGAGTTGATGTTCGTGATCCAGAAGGAACGCTCGGACTCCCCGCTGAAGATTGACGCCGCCGTCGCGGCCGCGCTGTCCTGGCAGGCGCGCCAGGACGCGATCGCGCTGGGGGCGAAGCCGCAACGGACGGGCATCTCGTTGTACGTTGCGGGCGAGGAGGAGAGGGCTTGAGCCTCATGGCCCAGGGGATCATGTTCCAGCGGGCGCGGTCTAGGGTGCTTGATGAACGCGGTTGGCGTCGCGGCACAGACCTTGAAGATCAGGTGGCACTGCTCCTAAGCCGCTTTAGTTGGAGTCCGACCGAGGTGATGCAGCAGTATAAGGTCGATCGATATCGACTCGACTTCGCTTGGCCCCATGTGCAGGTTGCAATTGAAGCGGATGGCTGGTGGCACCGATCGCCGGAGGGTGCTGCCCGGGACGCCTCTCGAGATTCGTACTTACGCGGGCTGGGCTGGCTTGTCTTTCGCGTTGATGATCGCGGCGGACCTAAATGTCTCGCAGATCAAGTAGCCCGCGTCAGCCGCTTCCTAAGACGAGAGGAATGACGCCCACCCGCCTACGCTGGCTCGCCGAGATCGCAGGCGTCGCGGCGCTGGCTGCGGCCGCGTCGTTGTGGTCGCTGCCTCTCGGCATCGCGGTGGCAGGTGTATACTTGATACTGGTAGCCAACCTGAACATCGGAGGTGAGTGATGCCGGCACTCAGACAAGCAGCCCGCAACGCCTTCTCGATCGTGAAGCAGGGCAACCCCCTCCCCGCGTTCTCCGGGGTGACAGGCCAGATCGGCCATGTAGGCGGCCTCGCCACGCTCTCCGGCCAGCGCGTCGAAGAGGCATCGGCACTGCGCGTGGCGGCGATCTGGATCGCGACGAGCGTGCTCGCCGATGAAGTGGCGTCGCTGGTGATGCGCCTCGTGCTGAAGGGCGACCAGACGCGGATGCCGCAGGAGCCGGAACGGCTGCGCGCGCTTTGGAGCGACGAGCCCAACCCCGACCAGACGCGCTTCGGGATCGAGGCGACGGAGACGATGAGCATGGCGCTCTGGGGCGCCAGCTATACGATGCTCGGCTGGACCCGCGCCGGTGGGCTCGATGTGCGCTGGCCTCTCAACCCGGCGGGCGTGAAGCTGGAACGCACGGAGGGCGTGGCCCTCAAGCTGACGTCGCTCGGTCAGGGCGAGCTCGTGAATCGTCCCGGCGAACGGCCGGAGTTCGCCTACTGTCCGCTCTACACGCTGCCCGGCCAACTGGAACCCGTCTCGCCCGTGCGCATGGCAGCGGAGCTGGCGGGCCTATCGCTGGCATACCAGGAGACGGCCGCGCGGCTCATGGGGCGCGGCCTGAACCCGTCGGCTGTGCTCACCGCCAGCGAGGCTATCCCGGAGCCGGAGGCTGTCGAACTGTCCCAGCGGCTAGAACGTTTGCACGGCGGACCTGGCAACGCCGGGCGGGTGGCCGTGCTGGGCGGCAAGGATCTGAAGCTGGAGCGGCTGTCGATGAGCATGGCGGATGCCGAGTTCGTCGCGCAAAACGATCTCGTGTTTAGGGTCCTACTGGCAATCTGGCGCGTGCCGCCGACGGTGGCAGGCATGGTGGACAAACCATCGACCTGGGGCACCGGCATCGCGGAGTTTTCACGGGGGCTAGAGCGCTTCACGCTGCGGCCGATCGTGCAACGCCGCCAGGCTGCCTACCAGAAGTACATCACGAAGTGGGTCGAGCCGGCTTTGCAGGTGAAGTTCATCTTCGACTCGCTGCTGTCGGCGTCGCCGAAGGACCGGGCGGAGATTCAAAAGAACCGCCTGATAATGGGCGCCACCTCGATCGAGCGCGTGCTGGCGCAGGAGGATGAGCCGCCGTTCGGGGAGGACGAGACCGTCTTCTCACAGCTCGCCCTGGCGACGGACGAAGACCGGCGCCTGGCGCGGCTGGCGCGGCAGGCCGAAACCTACGGTGCGCTCATCAGGGCCGGCGTGGACCCGTCCGCGGCGGCGGAGGAGACGGGCTTCGACCCGGCCAAGCTGACGCACACGGGGCTACCGCCGGTGACAGTGCAGTCGGAGGATGATGAAGGAGGCTCGTCATGATCCCGTTCGCTGTGACGATTGAGGGTGTAACGAAAGAAGGCCAGGGGCAATGGGTGCTCGCTGTGACGAAGGATGAGCTGCTGACGGCAACTGCGGACGGCGAGCTTGTCTGGTATCCGCTGAATCAATGCAAGTTCCAGAAGCTCATCCCTCCCGACGCCCCCAAGCCGGTGATGATCGTGCAGCCGCAGCCGCGAAATGGCATCGCCCTGCCGAATCGACAGCTGCGCAGGCATCCCGACGTTTGAAGGGGAACGATCTGGCCGAGAGCGTGGCTCCGATCATCATTCGCTGCTGGCGCTGCGACCACAGGATATTCGACATCGAGTTCGAGCCGGAGCGGCGCATCCCTCCGGGCGTTGCGGTCAGGCGGAAATGCGAGAACTGTAAGGCCATGAACCGGGTGCCGCTTGACAAAGTCACGCCAACCCTCTATCCTCGGAGCAACGGCATAACCGAATAGTTCATCGAGCGCCCCGCAGCATCGAGCGCCCCTACTGCTGCAAGGGGCGTTTCTCTTTGAAGCCAAACGGATACCTCGGACTTCTCGCCAGCGCCCGCAATGGCGCGGCCCCACAGCGACCGTGGTACAGCATGCGCAACCTCGCGGACGGCGAGGCCGAAGTCTTCATCTACGATCTGATCGGGTTCGATCCCTTCTTCGGCGGCATCAGCGCCGCCGATTTCGTCCGCGAGCTGCGCGCGCTGAATGCCCGGAAGATCCTGCTGCGCATTAACAGCCCGGGTGGCGACATCTCCGAGGCGGTGACGATCCGCAACGCCCTGATCGAGCACCCGGCGCAGATCGAGACGCACGTCGACGGCCTGGCCGCGTCGAGCGCGTCGTGGGTCGGACTGGCGTCCGAGAAGGTGATCATGTCGCCCCACGCGATGATGATGATTCACGAGCCGTGGTTCATCGTCGGCGGCGACGCCGAATACCTCCACAAGCAGGCGGATATCCTCGACAAGTTCGCCGGGGATATCTCGAAGATGTACCAGGAGAAGGCCGGCGGCGAGCTCAACGATTGGCGCGCGGCAATGCGCGAGGAGACCTGGTATTCGGACCAGGAGGCGGTCGACGGCGGACTGGCGGATGAGATTGCTGCCCAGGAGACGCCGGCGGAGAACCGCTACGACCCAGGGATTCTGGCGATCTTCAAGAACACCCCACCCCACCTAGTAGGGGGCAACAAGGACCGGGGCGAGGGGACGCCCACGCCGGGGCCGGCGGCAGACCGGCCGGAGGAGCTGGTCCGAGCCGTGCTCGGCTATCAGCGCGATCAGTCACGCCGCATCGGCGTGGGAGTGTAAGGGAGGGCAAGGAGATGCCACTCAAGATCACCATCGACCGCAAGGAAGACATCGACGCCCTGAGCCGGGAGAATCTCCGGATCGCGCTCGACGAACGCTCGGAGGTGCTGCACAACATCTTCGAGGAGGCCGGCGCAGACCTCGATCCGTCAAAGGTGACGAGCGTCGAGGTCAAGGATGGCGGCGAGCTCGCGCAGCACATCAACGCTCGCAACGAGGAGCTGAACTGGCTGGGCGAGCGCCAGCAGCACTTCGACCGTTTGGACGCGATCAAGCACTCGAACGATGAGCGGCGCCGGGGGCCGGCGGGCGCGGACCCGAAGGACTGGGCGCCGCAAGGTGGCGGCCAGCCTGCGCAGCGGCACAAGTCGCTGGGCGAGCTGTTCGTGGAATCGGAGCTCTACGCGGCGGCCAAGGCGCACCAGAACGCCCGCGCCGACATGCCCGCCCACGTCTCGCAGCTCCTGCCGCGCCCGATCAACGCGGAGTTTCTCACGACGGCCGGCTGGGCGCCGGAGTCCTTGCGGACGGGCCGCGTCGTCCTGGACGAGCAGCGCGAGATCGAGGTCACTGACGTGCTGCCAGTCTTCCCCACCACGCAGGCGGCCATCGTCTACATGGAGGAGACCACCTTCACGAACGCCGGAGCCGAGCGCGCTGAGTCCGCCGCCTACGCCGAATCGGCGCTGGCCTTCACGGAGCGCTCGCAGACGGTGCGCTCGGTCGGCACGAGCATCCCTGTCTCGGACGAACAGTTGGCCGATGTCGTGGGCGTGCGAGCATACCTGGACGGGCGGCTGGGCTTCATGGTGCGCCAGCGGCTCGACTCGCAGATCCTCGTTGGGGACGGCATCGCGCCCAACCTGCTCGGCACGCTCAATGTCTCGGGCATCAACACGCAGGCGCTCGGTGCCGACAGCCGGCCGGATGCCATCTACAAGGGCATCAGGGCGTCGCGGGTGACTGGCCGATCGCAGCCGAACGTGGTGATCATCCACCCAAACGACTGGGAGCCGATCCGGTTGCTCAAGACGACCGATGGCATCTACATCTGGGGATCGCCGTCGGAGTCGGGGCCGCTGCGCATCTGGGGCCTGCCGGTGATCGAGACGACCGCAGTCACCGAGGGCACGGGGATCACGGGCGACTATGCGCGGTTCTCCGGCCTGCACGTGCGCCAGGGCCTGGAGGTGCTGACCGGGTTCGTGAACGACGACTTCCTGGACGGCCGACAGACGATCCGCGCGGGCCTGCGGGTCGCGGTGGTGCACTACCGGCCGTCCGCGTTCACGCAGATCACCGGGATCTAAGCCTGGACGGTCGTAAGGAGGCAACCCAATGGCCACGATCCTAAAGCCGGCAGTTGCACCGCTCGCGATCGGCGTACCGACGCCGGAGCTGTTCACGGTCGTGCGGCTCACATCGCAGGAGGTGAAGGCGCTGGCGGCTACGAACATCGACCTGGTGCCAGCGCCCGGCGCGGGCCTGGCGCTCGTGCCGACGATGGTCGTCTACTCGCTCGACCGGAACGCCGCCTATGACGATGCGGCGGCCGACGGCGACCTGGTGCTGGCATACAAGACCACGCAGACGGCGCTGATCACAACCCAGGCCGACGGCGTGATCGATGCCGCCGCTGACATCGCAGCAGTGGAACGACCGGCGGTAGCGGACTTCATACCGGAGGCGAACACCGCAATCGTGCTGGACAACGATGGCGCGGAATTCACCGGAGACGCCACCAACCTGAACACGCTGAAGGTGACCACCTACTACGTCATCGTACCGATGGCGTAGGACGCGGCTGAAGGAGGAGAAGGCAATGGCAGCACAAGACGTAGCTCTCAAGCACGGCCGGTATTACGATGCCGCGATCGATGGTCGCCTCTTCCATGCCTCGACGGCCGCGACCGGCGTGGCACCGGGGACCGCCATCGGCACGACCGCGGCGTTCTCGCTGCACAACCCGCTCGGCTCGGGCGTCGACATCGCGATCCTCATCGCCTCGATGGCCTACATCTCGGGCACCCTCGGCGCAGGCGTGGTCTGGCATCTGGTCAACCTTGACCCCTCTGCGGCTGCACCGACGGGCACGGCCATCACCGAGCGGCCCGGCAGAGTAACCGGGGGATCGGGCCAGGGCGTCGCGCTGACCACGGCCACGCTCGCCGTCGCGCCAGCGATCATCCGCCCCTTCTGCTCGCTGGGGGCGTCCCTCGCGTCGACTGCCGCCGCTCCGTGGCAGGTGGTGGAGGACGTGGGCGGCGCCATCATCCTGCCGCCCGGCTGCACCTACTCGCTGCACGCGACCGCTGCCGCCGGCGCCTCGCCCCTCGTGGCCTTCGGCGTCAGTTGGGAGGAGATCGCGACCGGCGCCGACTAAGGCGAACGGCGGAGAGAGGACGCCATGTGATGGGCTTGAAGATCACCGAGCTGCGCAGGGAGCCGGACGGCGCTATGTACACGTCGCCGGCGCGCATCTGCGTAACGGCAGACGGGGAGCTATGCGAGGAGACGGACTCGAACGCGGTGCGGCTGCTGGTCGCGGAGGGCGGGCAGATCCCGGCGGCGGAGGCGGCCAAGTACGGCCTGATCGCGGGAGCGGAACAGCCCATGCCACAGCCAGAAGAGGCACCCGCCGCCAGCGAAGCTCCCGCTGAGGAAACCGCCGGCGCGAACGAGACCGGCGAGGAAGTATCTGAAGAGAAGCCTCGCCGGCGGCGGTAACGTGGATGGCCCAGCCCGCCGTCAGCATTCAGGTCGACAGCCGTGAGGTAGAGCGGCTGCTGTCGGGCCTGCCCCCGAAGATCCAGCGCGCCGTATTGCGCAAACAATTGCGCGCGACAGCGAATAAGATCGCCCGGCGACTGAAGGCGGGGACACCGGTCGGCGAGACGCGAGGCGGTCAGCGCGCGGCGAAGGTGATCACCGTGCGTTCGACGAATACCCAGGCCTTCGCCAAGATCGGTTACAAGGGCCGCCCGGCCGCATACCTGGGAATGCGCGAGCGCGGGACCAGGCGCCAGCCAGCGCGCCCATTCTTCGAAGCTGCCACCTCCGGCTGGAAGGACGACGGCGCGCGCGACTTCAGCGACTCGCTCAAGCAGGCCGTGGAAAGCAGGAGCACCTAGATGGGTGTCGGGCGCAACCTCTACGTCGACCTCGATGCCTTCCGGCGCCAGTTCGTGAACAACCTTGCGCTCGATGCATCAGACGCGACGGAGATCGAGCGCGCAATCGAGGCGGCTTCCCGCCACGTCGACCAGCTCGTGCGGCGGCCGGACGGATTCTACGGCACGACGGATACGCGCTATTTCGCTGGCGATGGCCACGAGTACATCACGATTCCAGACCTGCTTGCGGTGACGACGATCAAGCTGGACGAGGACGGGAACCGGACGTTCGAGCTGACGCTGGCTGCGGCGACGGACTATTACCTGAAGCGTTTCGGGCACGTCGATGAAGACGCGCCGCCCTGGACCCGGCTGATGCTGGACGGCGTGAACGGGAAGCGCAGCTCGTTTACCAGCCGGGACCGGTTGGTCGAGATCGCGGGACGCTGGGGGTACAGCGAGGACACCGAGGCCGTGGAGGCCTCGGGAACGGCGATCACCGGCACGCTGGCCGACACGGGAGCGGACCTCACGCTCGCGGTGAGCGCCGACGCGGATCTCGCCGTGGGCCAGACGCTCAAGCTGGAGAACGAGCAGGTCTACGTTTCCGGGGATGCCGGAGCCCTGCTCTGGACAGTCGTGCGCGCAGTAAATGGGACGACGGGTGCGGCACACAGCGCGGTCGCCGTGAGCCGCTACAAGTACCCGGCGCAGGTGCGCGACGCGACGATGATGCTGGCGGGCAAGCACTGGACGCGGCGGGGGACCGGCATGGGACAGGTCGTTGCCGGGACGCCGCTGGCCGGTGGCAGCGATCCGGTGGTGGAGAAGCTCCTGGCGCCGTTCGTGCGCTGGAGCACGATGGTGGCGTAGCGGAGGCCGGCAGGATAGAGCGATGGCTGGCGACCTACAGGGCATCATTGACCAACTGGTGATCATCCAGAACGCGATCACGCCGCCGACAGGTGAGAACGATCTAAAGTGCTACGACGAACCGCCGACGGGTGTCCTGACGTTTCCGAGCTTCGTCAACGTCGAAGATGACCTCGCCGGGGTCGTGCGCGCGAGCAGCCTTCGTACGATTACCTTCTTCATCCACATGCACCTGTTATTCGCGCGCGCCGACCAGAAGTACAGCGTGCGGTCCCGCCGCGCATGGATCAAGCCGGTGATCGACGCCTTCGACGACGCGCTGGTGTTGGACCTGGCGCAGCCGCCAGTACAATACGCGCCCATTGAGTCCGTGTCGTTCGAGAACGTGGTGCTGCCGGGCAGCGGCAGCGATCAGGAGTACATCGCCGCCACATTCCGCTTGAAGGCGTGGCTCGCCGAGGCGTTTACCTTCGGCGCGTAGGAGGAGTTGACCATGACATGGAAGTACATCGGCGAGGGCAGGAGCATTACGGGCGTTCCGGCGCACGACCTGACGGATGAGGAGCTCGAGGCGGCGGAGGCGCGGCTTGATGCCCAATTCGGCGTGACGGGCTCGCTCCGCACCTGTCAACACCCGGCCGCGGAGCCGAGCCATGCCTGTCTCCTCTACGAGCATGTAGGCGAGAGTTCACCGAGAGCGAAGCGCGGGCCAGCGAGCGAGGAGGAATAGGCCATGCCCAGTTACAGCCAGGGCCTGACGATCATCCAGAGTGGCCGAGAGAGCACGAAGGGCACGGCTGTCGCCGCGACCTCTAAGTTCGCGGTCGAGGGCTTCACCACGCGACCGATCGACGCCATCATCCGCCCGAAGATCATCAAGGGCCTGCTCCTGGCCAACCCGGGCGACGAGCTGGCGGTGCACCGTGGCATGGAGTGGGAGATCGCGAACAGCCCGGTGATCTACAACCAGCTCCAGCAGTTCCTCGCGATGGTCTACAAGGGCGCGGTCTCGCCGACCGGGGCCGGCCCCTACACCTGGACCTACACCCGCGACCCGACCGCCGACCCAACGCTCGATTCGCGGACCTTCGAGGTGCGGCAGACGGACGGCGCCACGCCGAACGACATCGAGTTCGCCTACGGCATGTGCCAGTCGCTCGAAATCAGCGGCGCCGAGAACGAGGCGCTGCGCTTCGCCGCGCGCGGCTTCGGCCGGCGCATCCAGTCGTCGACGCTGACCGCCGCCCAAGCGCTGCCCTCGGTCGTCATCCCGCCGATGGCACTGTCGCAGGTCTACATCGACGACACGTGGGCGACGCGCGGGACGACCGCCATCACAGGCCAGGTGCTCGGCTGGCGCCACACCATCGAGAGCGGCGTGAAGCCGCTGATGACCGCCGACGCCCGCGCCGATCTGGACTTCACCCTCGACGTGCTGGACTGGAACGAGGTCAAGCTGGGCCTCGAGCTGGTCATCCTGGCCACGGCGGGCGGCCAGTGGGCGACGGAGAAGACGAAGGCGGAAGCCGCCGCGTTGCGCGCGGTCGAGATCCGCGCCGTGGTGGGCGCGGACTCGCTCAAGCTGCAGGGGCTGTTCAAGCACACGGCGGGCAGCGTCTTCCCCGACGACCTCCAGGACGGCCAGCGGGTGATCCGCATGGCGCTCGAAGGGTCGACAGACAATACGAACTTCGCGGCGGCCGTGCTGATCAATGGCGCAGCGGTGCTCGGGTAGCTGGCACCAAGGCCGTTTCAGTACCGCTTCGCCGCGCACCTGCCGGCACAGCCGCAGGAAGAGCGGCTACGCAGCGCGCTCCGGGCGCTGGTAGTAGCCACGGAGATGACGCCCTTGGGCGCTGAGACGGTCTCGATCGATGTAGAGGAGTTCAATGCCATCCAGATGATCGCCGAATCCCACATCGGCATCCACGGTCACGGGCGCGCGGCGGAGGCGAACGTCTGGTCCTGCAAGCCTTTCGATCCGCAGGAGGCGGCTGAGGCGCTCGATAAAACGCTGGGCGGCGTCTGGTACTACCGGCGCGTCTCGCATGAGGGCTACGAGGAGCCGTGAGCTTTGGGTTCGTTCCAGGTGGCCTTCTGC